CATAAGCACTATTAACTTACGATCCATTTGCAGGTCTTGAAACTGAATATTTTGTTTTTTAAGTATAGCATGCCAACTTGCAATATATATTAATCTTTGTGTATTGCATTCAGCAGGATAAGGTAACCTGTCTGTATCCTCATAGCAACTAAAGAGCACACCAAACTGATTTATTGGAAAACCAAGCTCACTCAACATTAACCTAAAAGGTTCAACATCTTGTGCATTATGACCTTCCCAATTTGGGTTAACTATAATACAGTATTGTTTCAGTTCGTCGATGGTGAGATTAGCACGTTCTAAATCTTCAGTGAAAAGTTCACGCCAGTATTTTTTTACCTGACGCGAATATAAACGATCAAACTCGTGTTGTATCCATATGTTGTACCAAATAATTTGATCTTTGATACTAATACGATCTGGAATCATACTTGAACATCTTCCATTCCAGCAGTACGTAATCTAACAATATGTCCAAGTTGCCACTGTTTAGTGTCTAGACCTTTCATAATACCAAGATATTTGTTACGTAGTAATGCAACTTCGTTGATAAGAGTTTCAAAGTCTATTACTTCATCTTCGCCATCTACATATTTTTCTGCATCACGGCTGGTTAATGCACGAGCATATCCTTCTAGATATTTTTGAAAGTGTTTACGTCTTATTTGTCTTAGTTTAATATTTAGGTAGTTAAGTACCGCTTCAATTTCTTGCAGTTGATTAAATCGATGTTCTGTGAGTCCCGGCAATGCTTTAATATTTTTTTCAACAAGTCCGCCTACTCTACATTCACTCTTGGCTATTTCTAACTCATGTTCATAATGAGTTATAAAACCAGGAATCTCAGCAAGATTATTGGTTACTTTACTATACCACATATACTAGTACTCGTCGTAGTTAAATTCACCATCATCGTCGTATTGATCTAGTAGCTCGTCACGTTCATCTTCTTCGAGATCATCCTCTTCATGCTCGCCAAGATAATCGCCAACTGCTAGTTTAATGGCTCCGTCAAATTTAAATGCTTCTCTAATCTCTTCAGCACTATACTGTCCTATCAATGCTTCAACAACATGATTGGCAGCTTCTCTTATATCGCCTGTGTCGTGCATAAATTGTCGTGTTGCTTTCCATACTAGTGCGGCTAAGTCTAATGACACTATACGTTCTCCTCGTGTTGTGTTTCTTCTTCAGCAGGAGCGGCAATTTCTATTACCTCTTCTTCTGGAGTACTTAGCACTTCCTCAATTTTATTGAAGTCTAGCATTACCTTGTCTAAACAACCGTCTTCGTTGCGTTCCCATGCTTTACGAAACTGTAGTATCTCTTGATTGTCGCTAGTTAGGAAACGTAATCTGTTGCCTTGCTTTGTTAACAAGCCTGTTGCTTCTGCTAGATCAACAAGTCCGCTATAAGGATTCATACCTGTTTCATATGGAATCTTAACCTGTACACTCTCAAACGGTTTTGCATATCTAGTTTTCATAACTTTACATGCGGCACGTATACCTTTGACCTGTGATATCTTGTTGCCATCTTCGTCTTCTTTCAGTTTTAGTTTTCTCATTGCAACAACAATACTCGAAGCATAGATAAAGCCTTGTCCGCCACTGATCTTGTCGTCTGGGTCAAACATATCTTGTGATGCATATGTATGGTTAGTACATACCATTCCAACGTTGTAACTACCAAACATGTTTACAGTATTACGTACAAGTGCCGTAAGTGCTTTTGGCTTTCTACCCAAATCACCTTTTAAGTCACCTGAATCAAATTGATTGATATCTGTTGGTGTTAGCAACATACCTAAACTGTCAATAACAAACAATACCTTAGGACGTTCTCCATCAGGCAATGCTTTGTAGTCTTTCATAAATGTGCTTACTGTTTTTGCTACATCATCTATCATGCTCATACTAAGTTTTAATAACTTGCTTTCATCTGTATCTACACCAAGTGCATGTAACCACGATTCATCAAGTGCATTCTCACTATCAATTAACACAACAAATATTCCTTGCTCTTGTGCGGCTTTGACAATATTTCCGCTTGCAAAGTAACTTTTACCTGCTCCTGATTCTCCGGCAAATACTGTGACTTTTCGTAGTGGAACACCTTTGTTAAAGTCACCTGAGATAAGATAATTGAGAGCATAGTTTCCTGTTGAAATCCAGTCTGTTGGATCGTTGAAGCCAATTGACAGTCCGTCAATGCTTTTGGTAATGTCCTTGCGGAATTTGCTTACATCAAATGGTTTTGCCATGTTACTTTTCCTCTATTTTAATTGTAAAACTATTACTCTTATTGTTATACACTATTTGCTTATGGTCTGTCAACTTATTTTTATAATCTATTAGGTTGCCAATGTTTAGAAAATCTCCGCTTGGTATTTTGTTTAATTTCTTGCACCATTCGACATATTCCTTACTTAGAGGAATAGTTTGCGGTCTGCATAAACTTATATCAACATATCCAAGTAATTCATTGAATGTATTCTCATCATTGGCTTGTAAAGAATCATCTAATGTATTAAATTTGTTGTATAGTGTTCTTCCTAAATGGTTAAATGCTATTTTAAAATTGCAAATATCATTTGTACATCTATCCTCAGAAAAAGGATTGTCCATGTGTAAATATTTGTTGTCTGTGCTGCAACGTATATTATTAAATTGACTTTCTAACTGGTGTACTCTAGTATTTAGACTGTAGTAATGTTCTTCTTTTCCAATTTTGTATAATACATTATTCCAATCTGGAAACAGATTATCGTCAGGATAATAATCCAACAACCCTTTACTTTTTACATCTACCTTAATATTAAATTGTGCGTTAGCCCAGTCAGCATGTAATTTGTTTAACACATGCTGATTGAAATAGTCATGATCTTTGTATACGTCAAATTTGCAATCTGTATAGTATTCAAAATATTCATTTATTTCATTAATAAGCGGCGTTAAATTGTGATTCATAAAAGTTTTGTTAGATTTGAATTTATTTTGACCTTGTTTATTGAGATTGTCAACATAATAGGTCAAAATGTCACTATTTGTATCTGATTCAAACGATAATATATCACCAGAGTTTTCGTAAACTAAATCAAATCTCATTATTGCTCCAAAGAAAAATGAGGGCAAGGAGAAAGGAAAAAAACCTTGCCCTCCTTTGCCGTTAAGATGAAGACTGTCTGCTACGAATCATAGCAAGTATATCTTCGGCTTTCTGTCCACTACCAGCTGGGGAAGCCGGTGTTTGGACTGGTGCAGTTGGAGTTGCACCCATCTCTTCAGGTGTAGCAACCGGAGCAGGAGCCGTTTCCGCTACCGGAGTTGGTGCCGGAGCACTAACTTCTACAGGTGTTGCTGTTGCTGATGCAGCCGCCGCCATCACTGGAGCTGGTGCTGATCCTTCAGGCTTTTGCATACCTGCTGGACGAAAGTATGATCCCCAACGATCAACATCATATGCTTGACCATCTACTGATGCTTCAAACATTTCTTTCATCACTTTTAGTTCTTCTTCACCTGGACGTTTAGGTAGGAAGTCACCTAAATTATATAAACCTTGTGAGTCAATAGCCTTGGCTTCTGCTTCTGTAAGTGCAGTTTCTTTCCTTGCCCATTTACTTGTGCTATAGTCAGCATAACCACCTTTGGAAGTTTTACTGATTCTGAAGTCCAAGCCTCTACCATAATCTGTTGGCAGTTCCTCTAGTTCGGGATCCATCAATGCACTTTTAATAATTTGGAATATCTGTGGCCCAATTATGAAACGTCTGATAGACTTATCTGACTTGTCATCTGCTATAGGATTTTCTCTTACAAATCCTTGCATAATGTAACTGCGTTTCTTCCAGTACTTACGACCCATGTCCTCTAAACTTTTGTCTTTGAACCATGGACGTACTTCTGTTAGGATTGGACAAGTATCACCCCACATTTCAACACAAGGAACCTGTACTTGAACACTCTTACTGTCCATTTGTCCTTTAACGCCATTGAATGGGAGTTTGATCATTGCACGTTCAATCCAAAAGAACGTGTTGGAATTGTCTGCATCAGGAAGGAAACGTAGTGTTGCACTATCGCCTTCGTTCATATTCCAATGTGGGTAAATTGCGTTATCGCCGCCGCTTGTTTGATTACCTTGCTTGTTATCTGCCGCTGCAAGGCGAGCTCTTATTTCTGCTAATGAAGCCATTTTCTTCTCCTATTGCCTACGAGTAGCAACTACTACTCTATCATTTGCCTGTTTATGTTTGTCAACAAATAATGCAACTACATTACTTGCACTTTTATTTAGCACAGTAATATCTAAAGGTGAGTTTTTATCTGTGAAAAAGTTAAACATGACTAATAATAGCACATGCACAGGAATAGTCAAAGATTTTGGATGATTTTGTTAACCTTTTGCGAGGTAAAGAATTCTTTCTAGCATTGGATCACGTTCTGCTTTGAGTGCTTGTTTGCCAGTGTCAATATCTTGTACTTCTTGTGTAACTCCGACTCCACTTAGTCGACGCATTTCTGACATCGCGGCATCTTCTATTATACCACCTAATGCTTTGATACCTC